AACACAAACTTTAACAAACAAAACATTAACATCACCTAAAATAGGCACATCTATTTTAGATACTAACGGAAATGAATTATTTTTATTAACTGCTACAAGTTCCGCGGTTAATCAATTAACATATGCGAACGCAGCTACAGGAAACAAACCATCTCTTACTGCATCTGGTGGAGACACTAATATTGGTGTATCTATACAGCCAAAAGGCTCAGGAACAGTTACTATTGATGCTTTGACTTTTCCAGCAGCAGATGGTAGTAGTGGTCAAATATTACAGACAGATGGTTCTGGAACACTTAGTTTTACAACACCGTCTAGTGGTATATCAATGGGAAAAGCTATTGCAGCTGCATTAGTTTTCGGTTAAAAGAAGTTTAGGAGAATAAAAAATGACAATACCTAATATAGTAAACGTAGCAACAATTCATGCAGAAACAGTAGTTGGTGATTTAGGAACAACTTTAACAACAACTTTACTAACTGGTGAAGCAGAACATGTTTATAAAATAAATGTTTTTAGAGTTACAAACGTAACTGATAATGATGCAACAGTAACTGCAGATATTGAAAAAGGTGGAACACACAAAAAAATTTGTAATGAGTTAACTGTTCCTGCTAACTCATCTGTAGATATTATAGACAAAACTAATTCTTTCTATTTAGAAGAAACAGATCTTATCAGAGGTGGAGCTTCTGTAGCCTCTACAATCGAATTCGCATTTTCATACGAAGCATTAGCTGATTAGAGGTATTTCCAAATGGGAATCATTTCTAACTCAAACCAAATTTGGAAGGTTAAAGACGCCTATCAAAAAACTATCAATTCAGCTTGGACAACAACCAAAGGTAATAGAAGTATTATAGGTGGAGGAAATGATCCAGCTTCAAACATTATAGAATTTAATAATATTCCAACAAGAGCTAACTCAACAGATTTTGGAGATTTAACAGGTACTAGTGGTGCTGGATGTTATGGTTCTTCAAATTCTGTAAGAGGGATATTTAATTGTGTTGGTCCTGGTACTACAAAAACTATCGACACAATAACAATTTTAACAACAGGTAATGCAACAGATTTCGGAGACTTAACTGTTGCACGAGGAAACGGTGCAGCTTATGGAAGTAATACAAGAGGAATATTTCATTGTGGAAATGATAATTCTAGTCCTGCAACCAATCATATAGATTACATTCAATTTGCAACATTAGGCAATGCTGCAGATTTTGGTGATTCTACAACTGCAAGAAGAGATGCACCAATTGGTCTTACAAATGGTGTAAGAGGAATTGCTGCAGGTGGAGCAACTCCAAGTAATAATCCATTAAATACTATGGATTTTACAACAATCGCTACAATTGGAAATGCAACAGACTTTGGAGATTTAGCTACGGTAACATCTTATGCAGGTGGTTCAAGTAATTCTATAAGAGGTGTTGTAGCGGGAGGATACGCTCCAAGTGCTACAAATGCAATTCAATATATTGATTTATCTACTACAGGAAACGGAGTAGATGCAGGTGATTTAACAGGTAGTCGTTCAAGTCCAAGTGGTAGTTGTAATGAAACAAGAATGCTTTTTGGTGGAGGATATTCAGGAGGAGTTATTAATATTATAGATTCTATAGAAATACAATCAAGTGGTAATGCAATAGATTTTGGAGACATTTCAGTTGCTAGACAAGCTTGTGCTGGAATTTCTAATGGTTATGGTGGAATTAAACAAGATGAACCAAGAGCCCCGGAACTTTATTCACCAACAGGTACAGTTGTACCAAGAGGTGGTGGAGTTGGACAAACAGCTATTGTTGGAGGTGGAGAAAGTCCATCTTCATTAAATAGTATGGAAACTTTTCAAATAAACATTTTAGGTAATGCATTAGATTTTGGAGATTTAATTGCTGCCAACCACGATGTTAATGGTGGCACAGCTAGTGCAGAAAGATTTATAATGTTTGGAGGATCAGGTCCATCAAATGTAATTCAATATGTGCAGTTTGATACCAAAGGTAATACGGCAGATTTTGGTGATTTAACTGTAGCGAGAAGAGGTTCAGCTGGACATGGAAGTGACACTAGAGGTTTATGTGCAGGAGGTTGGGAGCCGTCTTACTCAAATGTAATAGACTATATAACTAATGCGACTCTAGGTAATGCTACAGACTTTGGGGATTTAACTGTAAACAGAGGAAACTTAGGAGGTTCTGGATCTAGCACTAGAGCTGTTTTTAATGGAGGATATGATGGATCAGATCAAGATGAAATGGATTATGTTACAATAGCTTCAACAGGTAATGCTACAGATTTTGGTGACATGTTAAGTGCTACACAGAACGCTGCTGCTCTCTCTTCTCCTACTAGAATGGTAATGGGAGGAGGAAACAATCCGGGTTCTATAAATGTTATTCAATACATAACAATTGGATCTACAGGTAACTCCACAGATTTTGGTGACCTAACAGTAGCAAGATCTACTTATGGTGGAAGAGCTTCCAATCAAACTAGAGGTGTATTTGTAGGGGGTTATTCATCATCAGATTCGGATGTTATGGATTACATAACAATTGGATCTACAGGTAATGCGACAGATTTTGGAGATCTTATAACTCAAAGAAGAGGGTTAGCCGGATACTCTAATGGCCATGGTGGACTTTCCTAATATTCTGTAGTATAAAACTCACAAACATGATCATATACATGCAACAATATAAAGGAGAAAAATATGTCATCTAAAGACTTAGTAATATCAAAACTATCGGATTCTCCGTTAGTTAAAAAAGAGTACAAACAGATGTTAACTAACATCAACACAACACTACCAGCAATAAAACAATCAAGTTCTAATTTTTATAAATCACACTCACAGTTTATGGGAGTAATGTTAGATGTAACAGCAATTACACCTATTAGATCTGTCAAACACACATTAGCTGAACTAGATAAAACTAGAATGGCCCTAGAAGAAGCACAACTTAAAATGATGAAAAAAGATATCGAGCTTCGTCAAAAAGAAAAAAAGTTAAATGATGGAGAGTTTAAAGATGATTTAGAAAGAGAATTACTTGAGACTGAGATATTAGAAGTCAAAGTAAACATGAATAATATACAAAACTCAGTATCCGGAGCTATAAGAAAGATGAATTTCTTTACCAATCAATACAAGAGTATCTTGAAGAAGTTAGGTAAAGATGATATCACTGAGGAAGAGTACGAAAAAGAAGAGTCTAGATATCATGTCATGACTTGTCTAAAACAAGCTCTAAACGCTGCTCGTGCCCGAGGCGGAGTAATTGATGAAGGAAACTTGATTTATCTCTTCGATATGGGTATAAACAGTGCACAGGCACAAGCTGAAATCTATGCGTATCTTAAAATGGAGAATACGTTAATGGATCAAGGCAAAGCGCCTACCCACGAAATGACCATGACATGGTTAGAAGCGTGCGCTGATAAATTCTCAGGAGATGCAGAAAAATTTGCAGAGCGTAGAGGATTTAAGCTGTACGATGAAGAGTCGCTCAATACTAAACTGATAGCAAATAAGGAGAACGCAAATGGCAAACAAGATAGTTAAATATAGACTTGAAGATAATGGGACGATTCCAACATGGATAGATGATGGTGGATATTTTCCTGATACTTCTGAAATTATGATTGGTGCAACGGTTGATGGTTCAGACGAAGTAGGACTTGGTGAACTTGCAAGTGAAGCAGATGTAAAAACATATTTAGATACGTATACATCTTCTTGGACTGAACAAGATTTTAGTTCTGATGATCCAACTGCAACTATACCGTTTAATCAAACAACTGCAGCCACACATATTTGGTCTAAAAAAGTAGGTTAGTAAATGACTAACTACCCGCAACTTGATAACGCTTCAGGCGTTTGGAATCTGCGTGAAGTCTATGACGCGGTAATGGGTGGGTATTGGCCGAATGCAAATGCTATAGGTTTAATTTTTGGAGGTGAAGCACCAAGTGCTAGCACATTAATACAAAAAGTAAATGTAGCAACAACAGGTGATGCAACTGTTTTTGGTGATTTATCTGCAGCAGTTCAAAACTCTGGTGGTTATGGATCTTTTATTAGAGGAGTTAGAACAGGAGGTTACAGTCCTAGTTATCAAGATACAATAGATTATGTAACTTTTACTACAGAAGGCAATGCAGCAGATTTTGGTAATTTATCACAGGCAAGAGCTTCTATGGGAAGCACATCAAATTCAACAAGAGGAATTAGTGGAGGTGGAGATAATGGACCTGGTGTTAACACTATAGACTTTACAACAATTGCTTCAACAGGTAATGCAACAGACTTTGGAGATTTAACTGTTGCTAGATTTGCTGTTGACGCAGCTAGTAGTCCAACAAAAGGTGTTTTTGGAGGAGGAGGTACTCCAACAAAACAAAATACAATAGATTTTGTAGAAATATCTACAACTGGTAATGCAACAGACTTTGGTGATTTAACTTCTGCAAGATCAGGACCAGCAGCAGCCTCTAGTTCAACAAGAGCTGTTTTTTCTGGTGGTGCGAATGGCGGCAGTCAAACAACGATAGAATTTATAACAATATCTTCTCAAGGTAATGCAATAGATTTTGGTGATATGTTTATTGCTAGAAATTCAACTCGAACTCTTTCTAATTCTATAAATGCAATTAACGTTGGTTTTAGCAGCAATGCAATGGATTTTATAAAAATTGCAACTGGTGGCACAGCAACAGATTTTGGTGATTTAGTCTTAAATACAAATACAATGGGTGCGTGTTCAGGTGCACACGGCGGACTAAACGACGGGTATCAAGGAACACGACCATTACCATTTAACGAAGCTGGTGGGGATTTAGGAGTTTACATGTCTGGAGCTAATGTTGGTTTAGGAATACAATCAGTAAATATATCCTCAACAGGTAATGCATCTGTTTTTGGAGAACTATCTGTAGACAGTCAATACAATGGAGGAGTTTCATCTAAAACTAGAGGTATGGTTATAGGCGGCATTCCTGTTCCTGGAGGAGGATTGACTGACAGAATTGAATACATAGAATTTTCTACAAAAGGTAATGCTGCAGATTTTGGTAATTTAGATACAACAACAGAAACAGGTTTTGGTAATGCTGCGAATAATACAAGAGGACTTTCGATGGGACGTTACGCGCCAGCTGCAGGTTTTGGTAATGAAATCAAATATGTTACAATGGCAACGACAGGTAACGTAGCAGATTTTGGAGATTTAACTGTAGCAAGAGGATCTTCTGCTTGTGGATCTAGTAACACTAGAGCTATTTGTTGTGGTGGTTCAAGTCCTGGAGAAAATAACGTAATAGATTATGTAACTATATCTACAGTAGGTAATGCTACAGACTTTGGAGATTTGACGGCTGCTGCTAAAGAGGTAGGTGCTCTAACTTCTAGCACTAGATTTGTAAGATTAGGAGGACGTACTGATAGTTCACCTAATAATACTAACGTGATGGATTATGTAACCATAGCCTCAACAGGAAACGCTACAGATTTTGGAGATCTATCAGCAGCTAAAAGGGATGTTGCAGGAATATCTAATTCTGTTAGAGGTTTAGCAATGGGTGGAGGAACACCAAGCACAATAAATGTAATTGAATATATAACTATTGATTCAACTGGTAATGCTACAGACTATGGTGATTTAGTAGATACAAGAAGAAATGGTACAGGAGTTGGAAACGGACATGGAGGGTTAGTAGGTGGCTAGATCAACAACATTTAAATATACTGTAACAGTTGTAAACCCTGGTTCAGGAAACAAATACTATTTAGATGGTATACTTATACCTTACATAACTTTATTTCCAGGATGCACATACGAGTTTAATCAAGACGATAGCACTAATGGTGGACACCCACTAAGATTTGCAACACAAGTTGATGCAGCAAACTCATCAGAATATACGACAGGTGTTACAACATCTGGTACACCAGGTTCAGCTACAGCATTTACAAAAATAGAAGTAACAAGTGATACACCTTATCAATTATATTATTATTGTACAAATCACTCTGGAATGGGTAATACAATAGATTGTGTTGGAGTATCTGATAACAAAGATAGAGGTTGTCATTTTGGTGGAGAGGATTCTTCTCCTGCTTATACTAATTCTGTTGAATATTGGCAGATTTCATCTTTAGGTAATGCATTAGATTTCGGTGATTTAACAAGAACAGTTTCAGGTGGCGCTGCAGTAATGGCCAATAATATTAGAGGTTGTGTTGCAGGAACATCTCCATCAACAGACACCATAGACTCTATTGTTTTTGAGACAAGAGGTAATGCAATTGATTTTGGAAATTTAACTGTAGGAAGAGCGTCAGCTGCTGGAGTTGCTAATAAAGTCAGAGGAGTCTGTGCTGGTGGTAGAGCTGCACCTGTACAAAAAAATGAAATTGATTTTATTACAATACCAAGCACTGGAAACGCAACAGACTTTGGAGACTTAACTTCTGCTAAAAGAGGATTAGGAACTTCAGCTTCACCAACTAGAGGTTTATTTTCAGGGGAAGGTGATTCACCCAATAGTGCTCAAATAGATTATATTACAATAATGACAACAGGAAACTCAGCAGATTTTGGTGACCTAACAGTTGGTAGAGGTTTCATGGGAGGAGCATCAAGTTCTACTAGAGCAGTTTTTGCAGGAGGTTTTGCAGGTCCAGCAGGATCAAATGTTATAGACTATGTTACAATAGCATCATTAAGTAATGCAACAGATTTTGGAGATTTAACTGTTGCTAGAACTTTAAGTGGAGGAGCTAGTAACAATACTAGAGCAGCTTTTTCAGGAGGATCAACTCCAAGTTATTCAAATGTCATAGATTATGTTATAATAGCAGCAACTAGTAATGCAACAGATTTTGGAGACTTACCAACAGCAACGACAGGTCCAACAGGATCTAATGGTCA